CTGGTTGCCACCGGTGGCCGACTACGAGCGCGACGTCACGTCGCGCGACTGGCCGGTGAACGTCGAGACCGTGACGCATCTTGGCGTCGCGGAACTCGACGCTCTCCCGTGGTGCCGATGACATTCCACGCGCCGGCGAACCCGGCGCAACCGACAGAGAGAGACCGAATCATGACGACGACGACACGAGTACTGCGGGGCGACGTGCGCACCGCCCACGGACGCGACTACATCGTGCTGGGCACCTGCCGCGGACGGCGCGGCGAGGCGCGCACGATGGTGACGATCGGCTACGCTACCGCTGGCGGGGGCGCCGTAGTCTACCCCGCCGAGACGTGGACACACGCGACCGTCGCAGGCCACCCGCGGAAGGGTCGCGTGCGCCTGTCGGTGCGCGCCGCCGGGGGACACCATTATTACGAGGCACAATGATCGGGGAGGCCGCAACACTCAAGCTGGCCTGCCCGGCCTGCGAGTGATCGATGCGCGGCGCGCCCTTCCTGCGGCACGCGACCTCCATCATTCGCCGAACTTGCCGGCACTGCCGCCGCCGGCGGTGGCGAGTGAAGCCCACGCCAAAGACGTGTGACGCCCGACGATCACGGTCGTATCGTGGCTCTTGCGGCCCCCCGGGGAGAACTGACCCGCGGCACGTAAGCAAGAACCTGTGGCCGCGCACAGGGGGTCGGGATCCTTGCCGCGTTCGGCGAGTGGACCCCCTCGGTGACGTCTTCCGCGCCCGACGATCCTGACCGCATCCCTCCCCGCCGACTCTCCGCCGCGTAGCGACGGTAGGGGCCCCACATGGTACCGCTGCCCTGGGGAGCTGGCCGAGCGGCTGCGCCCGTGACTCGTAGTCACGGGCGCGTTTCCAACCGGAAACCGCTCGCGGGGCGAGCCTAGTTTGATGTCGGGCGAGGTCAGCCGAGCATCTCGTCGGCGGCGAACACGTTCACCCAGGCAATGCCGGCTGGAGTCACGGTGTAGCCGCGCGGGCTTTCCGCGGTCGCGCGCCGGATGGCGAGGTAGCCCTTGGCCACCCCGAGGTCGACGCATGCGCGCCCGCGCTGCAGCCGCAGCCGGGCCGCCTGGGCGATCGCATCCCGTGTGGTCGCGGCCCCACCCAGCCCGCGTAGCGCCTCGACCACGGCGCGCATGTCGGCCTCCAGCGACTCGTCTTCCCGCTGGGCTTCCCCGGCAATCGCTTCCGCCGCGGTGTCATCCAGCACCGCCGCGGTGAGGGCCTCGCCGTCTTCGTCGTGCCCGACCTCGACCGACACGCGCGGCAGGCGCAGCTGTCCCGGCTTCTCGTCGTCCTTCATCTTGAGGGGGAGCACGTGGGCTCCCCAGGCGTCGGCCGACATGCCGATCACGAAGTCGGAGTTGCCAAGGAACGCGCCCGACCCACGGAGGTCCTCCATCGCCGGCATCACCGATCTGCCCTTGGCCTTCGTCGTGTGATGCACGATGCCGATCGCCGCGCCGCTGACGGCGGCGACCTCGCCGAGCACGCGCATGGCCGGCGCCGCGAACTCGGACGAATCCTCACTGGCAGCCCAGTGCGCCGACAGGGTGTCGATGATGATCAGCGCCGGCGGGCCGTGCGCCTCGGTCTCGGCCTTCACGAGGTCCATGATGGCTCGGTGGCCTTCCGGGCTGGACAGCGGCACCCGGAAGTCGGCGATGACGAGTCTTCGCCCTTTCGGTATCGGCCCCAGGCCAAAATGCTTGCGGGCGGCGGCGAGCCGGTGCGCGAAGCCGCGCCGGCCCTCTCCGATCAGGCAGAGCACGTTGCCGGCGCGCACTGCGTGCCCGGCCCAGGGGCGCCCGTGCAGCACGCACATGGCCCAGGCCGCGGCCAGGGTCGACTTGCCCGCCGTGGGGAACGCGAACAGGAAGCCGACCTGCCCCGCCCGGATGTAGTCGCGGATCAGCCACGGCGGCGCCGGCGTGGCCAGCAGGTCATCGAGCTCCTGGAGCCTCCACCGGTGCTCTGGCTTGGCCGGTGCGGGCTCCGGCTCGCCCAGGTCCTCGAACACCTGGGTGGCCGGGATCGGGGCAACGTGGCCCTTTTCCGCGGCTCTGAGCATGTCCCCCTGGATCCATTCGCGACGGGTATACTTGCCCGGGTCCATGGAGTCGTGGACGAGGCCCTTCCCCCACGCGGTGTGGCCCAGCAGGTAGTCGATCACCACGTTGGCGTGCCCGCGGGCCGCCCTAAGCAACGTGGTGTGCAGGGCGTAGAACGCGTCCGAGGCGGAGCGGTAGGACCCGAAGTCTTTCCATGTGCCGGCGGCTAGCCGCGTGAGCCGATCGTCTTCCGCCACCGCGGCCTGCAGCACCTTGATGTCGGGCGGCGTGCCCTCGCCGGCCGGGAGCTCCAGCAGGGGATCCCGGTGGCCGAGGTCGTAGCGATCGATCAGCCAGTCGAGCGAGTCCACGACCACGATGTCCGGGCCGGTGGCCATGATCCGGTCCCCGGTGACGGTCACGTAGAGGGCAGGGCCTAACCCGAACAGCTGGAGCTCTGGTCGCTTGGCGCAGCCCTCGGGCGCCCGCCACTCCGGCGTCACCTTGGTGCGGCCCAGCGGCTTTTCCGGCAGCCGCCGCACGGCGGCGAAGACCCGGATGCCGTAGCCCGAAGGTGTCACCTCGGACAGCGTGTTCCCGAAGGCCCTGACGATCTCCACCGCTTCCGGGGCCAACCACCCGGTCGCAGGATCGCGACATGCGTCGAGGTCCAGGGGCACGATCCACGCGGTGGCACCGTCGGCGGTGGTCATCGGCAGGCCGCCGGTGACGATCAGGCCGGGGTTGCCCTGGATGGCGCTAAACTTGCGCCCGGGGGCCGCGGTGCTTTGGTCCGGCTTCTTCGACGAGCGGGGCCCAGGGGTCAGGCTCCAGGACAGCCACCTCGGCATGCGGCGTAAGAAGGCAGGGATATTGTTGATATTGTTGGCACTGGACGACACTACCGAGTAGTCTGGCTCGCTCATCAGTCGATGCGTTGGCTGGTGGTCTAGCGGCCGGCGGCGCGTTGCCGCCGGCCGCGCTCTTTCGCGGGCCGGGGATCGTAGCACACGGGTTTCGGAAAAGCCACCTTGTGTTTTCAGTCGACAACTGTAGTCTACTGGCAGACCGCCGCCGACTTGATGTCGGCCCAACCAAAGGTAGACCGATGCAGCTGTTCCCCCATCAGGTAGAGGCAACAAACTGGCTGGCCTTGCAAAAACGTGCCGGCCTGTTCGATGAGCAGGGCCTTGGCAAGACCGCCGCGGCCATCACCGCGGCGGCCAGGATCGGCGGCCGGTGCCTCGTGATCGCGCCGACCGTGGTCGCGCACAACTGGGCCCGTGAGATCGGGCTCTGGGCGCCGGGCGACCCGGTGCAGGTGATCACGTCGGGCCGCACCCAGGTGGACCCGGCCGCGCGGTGGGTCGTGACCACGCACGGGTTGCTACGGGTGCTGGCCCCCCGGCTGCGGGCGATGCGGGCCACGGTGCTGGTGGTTGACGAGGCGCACGCGTTCAAGAGCCCGCAGGCCAAGCGAACCCAGGCGCTCTACGGGGCGCGGCGCACCCCGGGGCTGGTGCATGGGATCCCGCACGTCTGGCTGCTGACCGGCACGCCGATGCCGAACAACCCGGTGGAGCTGTGGACCCACCTTGCGGCCCTGGTGCCCGAGCGGATCCTGGCCCCGGGAACCACGGCCCGTGCCCTCACGTGGACCGAGTTCCGCGACCGGTTCTGCGTGCTCGCGCGGTCTGCGTTCACGCCCGACGGCGTGAAGGTCGTCGGCGCGAAGAACGCCGAGGAACTGCGCGCCCGGATGAAGGGCTTCGCCCTGCGCCGGCGCAAGCGTGAGGTGCTCAACCTGCCGCCGATGCGGTGGGGCACGATGACCATCACCGGTGGGCGCTTGCCGGCGGCCTTGGAGTCGCTGGAGGCCGAGCTGGCCGGCAAGCCGGTCGAGGCTCTTGCCGAGTCGGTCCACTTCTCGACGTGGCGCCGTCTGTGCGGGCTGGCCAAGGCCGAGCCCGCGGTGGAGCTCCTCGCGGAAGAACTGGAAGCGGACCCGGGCCACCGCGTCGTGGTGTTCGCGCACCACGCCGAAGTGATCGACCTGCTCACGCGTGGCCTCGCCAAGTTCGGCGTCGTGCGCATCACCGGCGGGCAGACCGCTAGCGACCGGCAGGCCGCGGTGCTTGGGTTCCAGTCGCGGGGGTCGGTCCGCGTCGCGGTGGCGAACATCGTCGCCGGCGGCGTCGGTGTGACCCTGACCGCTGCCCATGACGTGGTCTTCGTCGAGCAGTCCTGGGTGCCGGGCGAGAACGCCCAAGCGGCCGACCGGTGCCACCGCATCGGCCAGCAGGAGTCAGTGCTGGTCCGCGTCCTGGCGCTGGCCGGGTCGATCGACGAGAAGATCGCGGACACCTTGGCGACCAAGTCGCAGATGATCCGCGAGGTCATTCGGTGACCCGGGCAAGAAAAGTGGCGGCCACCGGTTTCCTGGTGTTGACACGAGACGGTTCTGCCGATACTCTGGCGCCATGACCACCAAGCGCCGGATTCCCCGCACCGCCTACCGCAGTCCCCGCGACAGCGCCTTCCGCGTCCTCGTGCCCGCCGGCGTCGCCTTGCCGGACGTTCCGCCAGACCCGTTGCAGCTGGACTGGTCCGACATGCATGCCCAGCTGTGCAAGCAGGCGAACGTCTACTACGTGCCGGCCCGCAAGGTGCAGGCGGCCCTGGACAAGCAGGAGAAGGACCTGATGTCCTGGCGTGATGCCAACGGTGGGTGGCTGGTCTGCACCGGGCTGAAGAAGCCCGTGCAGGGTGCGTATTGGGCCTACACCGCGGCCTGCGCCAGCTACGCCCAGGCCGAGGCCCTCGGGCGGACCATCGACCCGCGGCTCGGGTTCGCCGTCGTGCCGGCGAACTGCCGGGATCTCAAAGCGGTGCGGAAGGAGGTGTGAGATGGCATTCGACCCTCACGCGATCTTGGCGTGGCTCACCAAACTGGGCCCCAATGACGACATCGTTCGGGTGCTCCCGGCAGAGCTCTCAGCGTGCGCGGACGTTGTCCGCGGCCTGCTTGCCGAGGTCGAGCGGCTGCGGAAGCTAAGGACTGCCGTCGAGGATTTCCTTCTCGGCTGCGGAGATACGGAAGACGAGCTGCGCGCCGCCCTCGCTGCGGCGAAGGGGGAGTGATGGACATCGCGTCTAAGGACGGGCCGAACGGGTGCATCAATCACGCGCCCGATCCATCCCCGAACTGCGTGGGTTGCTATCGCGAACTCCAAGCACACCGTGACGATCTCCGCGCCGAGGTCGAGCGATTGCAGGATCTAGTCGATCGAACCACTGATGCGTGGTTACAGGCCGACCTCAAGATCGCCTGGGAGGGTGGTATCGACGCCGCAATGAGAGCCGCGGTAGCGGAGATCAAGTGGCTGCGGAGCTTGTTTGCCTGATGTTGCTTTCGCCGTGAGGAAGACACAATGAAGATCTTCGCCGTCGTCGCCGTGCCCCTCGCGGAAGGGGACATCTGGCAGGAGTGGTTCCCCGACTACCGTGTGGCCCTCCGAGCCGCCGAGGAGCTCGCCAAGGCGGTGCGGCACCGGGCGGTGCTCGTCTACCGGGTCGTGCTACGGCCGGACCCGAAGCAGCTCTGCGAGCTGGTCAACGCCAGCCGGGGGCAGTTCTGGTGCCACCTGGAGGCTGAGCGCCTCTGGGGCGCCGAGGCCATGACCCGGGACCACTACGCGCCGCCCCGCGACGATGGCCTCGACATGCTGGCCTGAAATTAGTTTTCTCGTGTTGACATGCGCCGCCCTGAGGCTATGCTTCCTCCCATGACCACCAACGAGTTTCCGACCTTCACCGTCACGATCAAGGGCAACCCAGTGACGTTCACCAGCACCTTCCGGTCGCTGGCCGAAGCCTACGCGGCCCTGGCCGCGGCTACCGAGCGGACCCAGTTCGCCCAGGACCTGCTCAAGGCGGCACGCGAACGCAGGCTCACCCCGGCGCAGACCGCGTGGCTGCACCGGTTGGCGATGGAGGCCAGCTCGGCCCCCGCCACCGTGTTCGACCTCGACCTGCGCCCGATCGTGGACATGATGCACAAGGCCAGCGACGCAGGCAAGCGCCGGCCGATGATCCGCTTGCGCCTCGACGAGTCGACCCAGGTGTGCCTGTCGGCCCTGGGCCCGAAGTCGCGGTTCGCGGGGGACGTGATCATCACCGACCACCGCCCATTCGCCGATCGCACGGTCTTCGGCCGGATCACGCGCGACGGCGCGGTGATCCGGTCCAACCGCTGGACCTCGGCCGTCGAGCAGCTGCTGCGGAGGCTGGCCACTGACCCGGCCCGGGTTGCCCATCAGAACGGCGTCGCCACGGGCGAGTGCTGCTTCTGCCACCACCCCCTCAGCACGAGGGAGTCGCGCGGTGTGGGCTACGGGCCCTACTGCGCGGCCAAGTTCGGGCTGCCCTGGGGTGACACCGCGGTGGCCGACGCCAAGTCGAAGGGGGCCCTGTGACCTCCGACGACCCGGCCGGTGAGTTCCTCGCGGGCCTGGGGGAGGCCGTCCAGCGGATGGTCGAGTCTCCCTACCTGATGATCGCCGCGGTGGGCCCCCTCACAGACCAGGACCTGCCGGTTTCGGCCCTGCTGATACCTACGGAGCTGATCCCCTTCACGCGGGTCAAGGAGTTTGCTTCCGCCTTGGCCACTCAGTGCAACGCAGAGATCCCCTCAAACAACTAGCATGCAAGTTCAATTCACACTCACCCTCCCCGAGCACGCCGACGTGCTCGACTCTGTCCTAACGATTTTCCGGTCGCAGGGCGTCCTGCCGGCAATGAAGCGGGAGCCGGCCCCCGCCGAGGCGCCGGCCCCCTCCGGCAAGCGCCGGGGCCGGCCGCCGGGCAAGAAGGCGGAGGTGGTGGATTCGCCGGCAGCCCCGGCGACCACGCCCCCTGCGGCAGCACCGGCCGCGGCGCCCGCCCCGGTGATCACGCGCCCGACGGCCGCGCCGGCCGAGGCCGCGGTGGTCACTCGTGAGATGGTCGCCACTGCGATCCGCACCAACCTGGACCTCGTCGGCACCGCGGCCACGCGGGAGGTTCTGGTCAAGTATGCGCCGGATACCCGACTCAAGTCGGTGCCAGACGCGAAGCTGCCGCAGCTCCACGCGGCTTTGCTCGCGGCGCGCGAGATCCTCGGGGGTGCCGTATGACCCACGCCAAGCTCCCCCCGTCCAGTGCCTACCGCTGGATGCGTTGCCCGGCCTCGGTGGCGCTCTGCGCCACCGTGCCGGAGCCGGATTCGGTCTACGCCCGCGAAGGCAGCTTCGCGCACGAGATCGCAGCGGCGATCCTGACCAGCGACCACAATCACGTGGCCAGCCTGATCGGCACCACCGACGGCGAGTTCACCTGCGACCGCCGGATGGCGGAGCACCTGCAGGCCTACGTCGATGTGGTCCGATCTCGCCAGATGTGTTACGACGGCGAGCTCCAGGTCGAGCAGCGCGTCGTGCTCACGAAGGACATCTGGGGCACGGCTGATGCCCTGGTGTGGCAACACCGCCGCCTCGACGTGTTCGACTTGAAGTTCGGCGCCGGCAAGGCGGTGTCGGCGGTCGACAACGTGCAGATGAAGATCTACGCGCTCGCCGCCACGGCCACCTTCTCCGACATGGTGAAGGAATACGGGGTCGAGACCATCGGGCTGCACATCGTGCAGCCGCGCCGGCCGATGCTGAGCGACGACGATGACCCGCACACGTCGTGGGATATCACGCTGGCCGACCTGCAAGCCTGGGCCAAGGACGACCTCATTCCGGCAGCCGCTGCCGCGGTGTCCACGGCGCAGCCCGCCGCCTACACCGCGGGAACGCATTGCGGGTTCTGCGCCGCCAAGGGCATCTGCCCGCAGCTGCGAGCCGACGCCACCGAGCTGGCCATGGACCTGTTCGTCGACCAGGAAGAGACCCTGCCGGCGCCGAGCACCCTGCCGCCCGAGACCATCGCCGAGGCCTTGCGCCGGGCGGCGATCATCGAGACCTGGATCGACGCGGTGAGGCAGTTCGCGCTCGCCCAGGCCTCTCGCGGTGAGGCCATCCCCGGCTACAAGCTCGTCGAGAAGACCGGCAACCGGAAGTGGCGCGACGAGGCCGTGGCCCTCGACACCACGGCCAAGGCTGGCCTCGCCGACCCCTATACGAAGAAACTGTTCTCCCCCGCCCAGGCCGAGAAGGCCCTGGGCAAGGGCGGCAAGGCGCTCGTCGCGGACCTCTGCGAGCGCCCGGTGACCGGAGTGCAACTCGTCCCCGAGGGGGACAAGCGTCCGGCCATCACCGCTGTGGATCTGACGCTGGTGTTCCCCGCGTTGGACGACTGAGGCCCACTACCCCTGATCGAAACCGACGATGACCGACAAGAAGAACCGGCCGACCGACGTTATCACTCCCGATGTGCGCCTCGCGTTCCCGAGCCTCCACAAGATGAAGCCCCGTGCGCGGGGCAGCGACAAGATGACCTACCAGGCCACGCTGCTGCCCCCGCCTGGGGTCTCCCTGGCTCCGTTCCAGGATGCCATGAAGGCCGCCATGGCGGCGAAGTGGGACAAGTTGGTGAAGCTCGACTCCCGCAACAACCCCCTCAAGCCCGCCGGCGAGAAGGACTACTCCGGGTTCACCGAGGGGTGGACCTACATCAGCACCAACAGCGACCGCGCCGTGGGACTGGTCAACCGCCGGAGTCAGCCGGTGGCATTGGAGCAGATTGAAGACACATTCTACCCGGGCTGCTGGGTCAAGGCCTTCGTCAACGCCTTCGGCTGGGAGCACCCCACCGGGGGGCGCGGCGTCAGCTTCGGCTTGATGGGCCTGCAGTTCGTGCGCGACGACGAGCGGTTCGACGGCCGGCGCGATGTGACCACGGTGTTCGTGCCCTTGGAGGAGGCCGAGGCCGCCGACGATTCCCCCGGTGACACCTTCGACCCGTTCGCCTGATGCGCGTCACCCTCGACCTGGAGACCTTCTCCGCGGCGCCCATCGCCGCGGGGATCGATGTCTACTCGACCCACCCGAGCACCGGCGTGCATTGCGCCGTGTTCGGGTGGGACGCCCCGGGGGGCCCCCGCACACTGCGGTGGAGCCCACCGCATCCCGACGACGAGGGCATGGCCCAGGAATCCTTGCCCCCTGCCGAGCTGGTGCCGTGGATGCACAATCCGTCGGCCAAGTGGATTGCGCACAACGCCAGCTTCGAGTTCAGCATCTGGCAGAATGTGCTCGCGCCCCGGTATGGGTGGCCGGCAGTGCCTCCGGCCGACCGCTGGATCGACACGATGCAGCTGGCCGCCGTGTGCAACCTGCCGGCCAGCCTGGGCACCTTGGCCGCTTCGCTCGGCACCGCGGCGCAGAAGGACGAAGAGGGGAAGGCGCTGATGCAGCAGCTATGCGTGGCGACAGAAGTCGCGGGGGGATACCGCACGCCGCGGCCGACGCCGGAACATCTGGCTCGCCTCCTCGACTACTGCGAGCGCGACGTGCTGGCCACCATGGCCGCGTTCGCCCGGCTGGCCAAGATGGCCGGCGTGACGTATGCCGAGGTGCAGCTCATGGCCGCCGACCGAGAGATCAACCAGCGAGGCGTGTGCGTTGACCGCCGGCTGCTGCAGCGCATGCTGCAGGTCGTGCGCGTGTGCGAAGCCGACATCGGCCGTGAGGTCTTCCGCCTGACCGGCGACTCCCTCGGCATCGGCGCCCCCGCGCTGAAGCAGTGGCTCGCCGAGCAAGGCATCGAGCTCCCACACCGTCGGCCGAAGAAAGGCGAGGCCCCGGGCGAGACCCCAGTCACGGTCGACAAGCGCGCGGTGGCCAAGTGGCTCGCGGACCCGGACCTGCCGGCCCACGTGCGCGCGCTGCTGGAGCAACGCACCCAGGCCGGCAAGGTCACGAGCCTGGGGAAGCTGAAGCGCGTGCCGGCCATGCTCGGTGCCGACCACCGGCTGCGGTGGTCCCTGTCCTACTGCGGCGCCCACACCGGTCGCTGGACCAGCTACGGGGTTCAGCTGCACAACTTGCCGAAGCCGAAGCTGAAGACGCGCGAGGCCGCGTTCCGCGAGGCCATCATGCAGCTGCAGGTGGACACCGCCCGCGAGATCGAGCCCAGTTTGATGTCGGGCCTGAGCTGGCTGCTGCGGTCGCTGTTCATCGCGGCCCCGGGCTGCGAACTGATCGGCGCTGACTACTCCGCAATCGAGGCCCGCGTGCTCGCATGGCTCGCCGGTCAAGCCGACGTGCTCAACACGTTCCGCCGTGGGGACGACATCTACGTGGCCGACGCAGCGAGCATCGGGTCCACGAACCGCGACCTCGGCAAAGTGTGCCGGCTCGGCCTCGGCTACGGGATGGGCGCGGCGACGTTCCTCCAGACCGCGGCCGACTGGGGCACCCCGCTGGCGGCGAAGGAAGCCACCCGTGTGCACAAACTGTGGCGGGCCGCGAACCCCATGATCGTGGCCCTGTGGAAGGCGCTACAGGATGCGGCGCTCGACGTGACCCGAGACGGGGGGACCGTCCACATCGGTCCTCACCTCAAGGTGTCGCGGGACAAGTGCGCCCTGCTGTTGACGCTGCCGAGTGGCCGCGTCCTGCGCTACTGGCGCCCCGAAATACACACCGCGGTGCGCCGGATCGTGACCCTCAACGACGAAGGCCAGACCGAAACCAAGGACGTGGAGACCACCGAGCTGCGGTTCTTCCGGCCCCAGAAGGGCGCCATGATGGCCGACGCCACCTACGGCGGGAAGCTGGTCGAGAATGCAACTCAGGCCGTTGCCCGCGACCTGCTCGGCGCCGCCCTGGTCCGGCTTCGGGGCACGCACTACCGCGTGGTCCTGCACGTCCACGACAGCGTCGTCGCCGAGGTTCCCGCGGGCACCGGTGAAGTCACCGACTTCACCCGCCGGCTCTGCCAGTTGCCCGACTGGGCCCACGGTCTTCCAATGAAGGCCGAAGGTTATCGAAGCCCTTGGTTCCGAGGATAGTTGACATGGAAAGACACGAGGCTACTATTGCCACCGTATGCTGCAGCATTCTTTTGCTGTTGGCGTTCCTGTTCCTGCTCATCGTCTACAACTACTACCCGCTGGTCATCCCGTGAGCCCGAGGCCGAAACAACGTCAGTCGGAGACGTTCCGACAACTCGTCGAACGCGTGCGCGAGCTGCACCGCAAGCACGGCGAGCCCCCCGTCACAATGGCGCGGCTGGCCAAGGCCGCCAGCGTGAGCCGTGGCTACTGGCACATGCTCTTGCTCGGCGCCCGCACTCCGTCCACCGCGGTGGTGGAGCGAATCGCGAGGGCCCTCGCGGTCCCCGAGGTCATGGTTCAGCGGGCCGTCACGAACACCCTCGCGAACGCCATCGTGGAGGCCCAATGACCGCCTTCCTCTTGGCCGACGCGGCGCAAGTCGTGAGCGACCGGCAGTCGAAATACGGCTACGGCCGCGGCAGCATGACGGACATCGCCAAGCTCTGGAGCGTCATGCTCGACACCCCGGTGGATGCCCGGACTGCATGCCTGATGATGATCGCGCTGAAGCTGATTCGTGACATGCACACCCACCAACGGGACAACCTGATCGACATCGCCGGCTACGCCGAGATGGCCGACCGGTGCACGCCACCCGCCGATCATCGGCCGGAGGCCAACCCCCTCGCGAAGTCGACGGCGTTCGCGGGCTCCACGGCGCCCGTGGACACGTCGGTCAAGTAGCCGGCCGTCCGGCCGACTACCCCTCCCGGGAGATGGAGCAGGAAGCCCAACGTCGTGAGCGTGTCGCGCACGTTGCGCCCGCTGAGGTCCTTCTCGCCGTCGCGGATCACGTCGGCGAGGTCACGCATCCCAGACAGCGACCGTTCGAGCAGTGCCACCGCGGGCGGGACGATCATGCGGTCGTTCCAGGCCCGGTCGTCGAAGAAGTTCAGCGCGGTGCTGGGGAGGGCGCCGAGACCCGGGGCTTCGGCGAACAGGGACCGCAGCTGCCCGAGCAGGACCACCTCGGCGCCGAAGTCATCGACCCAGCTGCCGTCGTCGTCCTCGTCCTTGATCTGGCCTCGCACCGCGCGGGCCACCGCTTCGCCGAGCATCATCGGCACGGCGAACGCGAGCATGTAGGCCTGCAGCGCGATGCCTGACTTGGCGACCCACCCGGTGGCGCGCAGCATCTTCACGAACTGGTCGGCCTGCACGTTGGCCATGGTGTTGAACCAGCCCGAGAACTGAAAGAAAGCCTTCGCGAACGGCGTCAGCTCGCCCTCGTAACCCGCCACGTCGCTCACGTCGAACGAGCCCATGGTCGTGCGGACCGTGGCATCGGCCTTGGCCACGGCGTTCCGTTTGGCCTCCTCCGGCGACACGTTCACCGCGGTGTTGTCTAGGGCCTGTTGGTAGGCAGCCGACCAGACCACGGCGTCCATGAAGTTCTGCACGTGGGTCTGCAGGAAGTAGGCGTTGCGCTTCAGGAAGTCCTTCGTGCGAGTGAACGCGCCGGCGTTGGTCGCGATCTGCCTGATGTGCTCGACGCTGTCGTAGAGCTGGCCGTTCTGCCGCTCAGCTAGGTAGCCGGGCGACATGGCCGCGATGTCCCGGTAGGTTTGCGGCTGGAGCGCACGGAAGAACCCGGTCATCAGGTAGCGCGGCGGCACGCGCAACGCAGCCACCACAAGGCTGAGCGGCTGCTGCAGCACGTTGACCACGTTGCCCATCATGTAGGTCATGCCGGCCGAACTGCGCACGAATGTCCAGAACCGGTCGAGGACTGCGTTCTTGCCGCGCTTCGTGGCCGACTGCGAGGCCACACGCTGCAGCCAGGGGAGAAGCATCTCGTTCCACACACCGGGTTGCCGGCTCTCCCACAGTGAGGAGATCACTTTGCTGCGGCCGAGCTTCTCCACGTCCTTGAGCACGGGCTGCAGGTAGGCGAACTTCAGCACGTCGTTGATGTGCTGCGGGATCAAGTTCAGCGAGAGGTTCAGGGCGTCGGCGAACGGGTCGACGCGGCCCTTGGTGAACGATCTCCCCGTGGTCACGAACTGGCTGCGGAAGTCCTGCTCGATGTCCGTCAGCTGCTCGATGCGCGGGGCGTTCTTGGCATACTTGTCCAGCTTGGCCGGCATGTAGCCGCCCCGCCACGTGCCGAGCCCCGGCAGGACTACGGGCACGGGCTCGATGGTCTTGAACCGATAGCCGAAGACCCGCTTGTGTGCGGCCTGCGCCTGGGGCAGCAGCTCCTTTTCGTTGAGGTCCCACACCATCTGGACGAAGGTCATCACGTCCTTGGTGATGTAGCCCTTGCGGACCATCTGCTCGACGAAGGCATCCCAGTTCGAGGTGTCGAGCGTCTTGGTCTGCGGGTCATAGGCGCCCCACCGCCGGCCCACGAGCAGGCGGTGCAGGTTGCTCGCGTTGCCGACGTGCAACAGGGCCGCAATGAGTTCCTGGTGGCCCGCGTTGTCGTCGCGACCGAACACATGCAGCAGGCGCCCGCTTGCGTCCTTGAACTCGATCTTGCCCGCCTTCAGCTTCGGCTTCAGCGCCTGCAGTGCGCGCTCTACCTGCGCGGTGTAGCGTCGCCGGGCGACGACGTATTCGTCGACCTTGGCCCGCACCGAGCGGTAGACGTAGGTGCTGTGGACGCCGTCGTAGCTGCCGCCGTCCTTGCGCCACGCCCAGTGCTCCGGCCGAGTAAGCAGGTGGAACAGTGAGCGGACGCCATGCCGCACACGTTCGGGGAATGTCGGCTGCCCCGTGTCGCCGATGCGCTTGGCTACCGGCAGATCGGCGTGTGCGGCCTCGAACTTGGCCTCGACTTCCTGGAGTTGCTCCCGCTTGCCGGCGAGCTCGACGACCTTCTCCTCTTTGGCCAGGGCGTCCAGCGCCCGCAGCGCCTCGAACAGGTCGCCGGCTTCCTGCACCGTCAGGTCGCGCCACGTTTTCCACTGCCGCGGCGGCTTGCCCGCGTTTTCCTGGGCCAGCTGGGCCCCCCGCTCCAGCATCGGCTGCACGTGCTCGACGATGCCGGGGTTGTAGGTCATCAGTTCGGCCAGATCGGCCGTGGCGTCCGCACCGGGCGGGCCGAGGCCGAAGCGCGCGGCCAGGGCTCGGGCCAATACGACATAGTCGTATTCCCTCGTCTTCGCCCGAGCCGGGATCGGGCCGAACAGCCACCGGCGGACCCACTTGGCCTGCCGAGCAAACTCGTCCTGGGCCTTCGCCGCGAGGCGGGCCAGGATCGACTCCAGCAGTTCTCGTCGCTTCCGCGCCGCCGCCAGCACCTCGCCTGGGGCCTCTGCTGGCCGCACCTCGCCCGATTTCGACTTGCTGGCCGTCTTGCCCCGCAGCGCGGCTTCGGCGTCCCTGCGGGCCGCTGCGGCCTTCTGCGCGTGGGTGTGGGGCTTGAGCTCCTTGACCAGGGTGCCGTCGAGCTGCTCTTGCGCCACCACCGTGGCCGCCCGGACGATTTCCCGGGTGGTCGCCGTCGCCCGGGACAGGGCGCGGGCCTCGGCCGCGACCACCCGGTGTCGCATGGGGTTGTGGAGGGCCTCGTCGATCTTGGCCTGCATGGCCTCGGCGTCGAGCAGGTCGGAGTGCTCCCGCAGCATGCGGGCATCGGCGGCCCGCTTCACGTCGTCGTCCAGCGACGGGGTGTTGGCCAGCGCGAGCAGGAAGCTTGGTCCGTCGGGGAACCCGAACTGCTCCGCCACCACGTCGGGGGGAGCGCCTTCGGGCCGGGTCATGCCGGCGAAGTCACGGGGCAACGTGGCGTTGATGCCTTCGTCGGCCAGCATCTGCTTGGTCAACTCGGTGCTGAGGCGGAGGCCGGTCCAAGTCGACACCGTGCCCTCGGCGTCCACCACTTCACCGTGGCGAAGCGCCCGCCGGGCCCGGTGCACCGGGGTCCTCTCCAGGCGGGACCGCTCTTCGGCTTCCACATCCTTCCGGACCTTGCGAACCTCTCGCTGCATGCGCCGCAGCAGCCGGCCGCGGGCGTTGCTCAGCCACCGCATGGACGCGAGGCTGTCCTTGCTGAGTTGGTCGATCGCCGCAGCGGTGTCCTTATGCAGGTCGCGCTGGTAGTCCGCCCACTCCTGCTCGGTCATGCTGTCGGGCTTGTCCGCGAACAGCGCCTGCACCGCCTGATCGGCCTTCGCCGCCTCGATGGCCTCCTCGCTGGCCAGCATCCGGTCGAACACGCCCCGCACCTCGTCGGTGAGAACGGGCAGCGGCACGCCATAGGCCTCCTGGTAGTCCTCGTCGAGCCGGCGAATGTAGCGGTAGGCCCTGCGCATCCACCGCGCGGCGGCCCGGAAGAAGTCGCCGAGTGCGCTGGTCGGAGCCTTGCCCTCGAACAGATACTTCTCGTAGGTGTAGGCGACCGCCTCCCAGTGTTTGCGCTGGCCCTCCAGGCCCAGGGCATCCCACTCGGTAAGGTGCTTGACGCCGAGCCACTCGAAGATCGTCTGCACGTGGTCGTGGGCGCGCTGGTTACCGTTGCGCGCGAGGGCGAGCAGCGTGTTGAAGAAGTGGTGCGACATCTCGTGCAACAATGTCGAGACGTTGCGCCGGCCATCAAACAGGTCGATGCCGAACGCCCGGCGGGCATTGCGCCGCGGATCGTAGGACCCGCGTGGCCCGGTGGCGCTGTCGGCAAACAGCGGCTGGCTGTCCGCTACCGCCGTCCGCACTTCCTCGGTGAGGGGGAACAGGATCCGGTCCGGGTCGAGGGCTTCGAGGCCCGGGAATGAAGCCGAGGGGACGCCCAGCTTCTTGGCCACGGTGGCCAAGGCCGAAGCAATCCCGGGGGCATTAGCGAAAGACACCCGGGAGTGGCCGCTACGGACGGCGTCCAAGATCGCGTGCCGGGCTACCAAGTCGGGGCTGCCCTGGATCTCGTCCACCTGCAGCCCGGCCCCGCTGTCGGTCAGCGTCGCACTGGCGGCAATCTCACCCTGCCGGGGGAACCGCAGGGCGAGGTGGCGAACTCCCGGGAGCCCTGCCTCCGGCACGGCGTCCGGGGCGCCCGGGGGCTCGCTGTCGGTATCGCTGTCGGTCTCGCTGTCGGTCTCGCTGTCGGTCTCGCTGTCGTCATCCATGGCAACAGCAACCGGTTGCCCCTCTTGGGTCGGGCCCCGGGCTTCCAGGAACGTGATCACAGAGCCCGGAGTCACCGGGCCGTCGGCCGCGGCCAGCCACACGTCGAGGCCAGACCAGAAGGCTTCGTCGGCCGACTGGGCCCGCAGATGCTCGGCCCACCAGCTGCCCGGCATCGGCTTGGCGTCTGGCATCGCCGCCACAGCCTTGGCCATGGCGGAGTAGAGCGCCGGCCGGCCCGTCTGGTAGAGCTTGCCCGATGTGAAGGTGTGCGTGACGCGGGCCTTCGTGTCCTGCTGCACCGCGGCGCCGGTGTCCCACTTCGTGACCGCCTCACCCTCGGTGCCGAGATACTCGCCGAAGTAGTTGGGGTCGACGACAAAGAACACCACGTCGGGGCGCCCCTTGGCCCAATCAGCCATCGCGGTGTAAGACCAGCCGGGTGGTGCCTGGGCGTCGTCCCAGGGAATGCGTGCAACGACACGCATTCCGTGCGCGGCGTAGAGCGTTGGCAACGCGGTGTCGAACGCGTCCGCGTGCGTGCCGCCCCCGTAGAGCGCGGCCTCGATCAACATGCGCCCGGTCTTGTTGTTCGAGAACAGCGAGACCATGTCCCCGTCGGGCTTCACCGCGATGCCGCCCTTCCCGTCCTCCGTCAGGAAGAGCTTCATCTCGGCATACTCCGCCACCTCGTAGGTCTTGCCCGAAGCGCCGTTCGCATTCTGCGCCTTCGCGGCGTCGGTCGCATTCTGCGCCTTCGCGGCGCCGGACGCCTTCGCGGCGTCGATCGCGTCGTGGAACGCCTGGGCGTTGGCCTGGGTCTGGTCAAGCGCGATGACGTTGACCGTTACGTCGACCCCGACCTCGCGCAGGCGCCGCTTCAGCTGGGAACCCGCCTGCAGCAGGTCGCCGGTGACCTTGTGCCGCACCTCCCCAGAGGGCAGGGCGAAGGTCAGAAGTTTTCGAGCTCGGGAAACACCATCTGCCGAACTTCGTCTTCCGACTTTCCAAGCCGCATCGCCAGTGACTGCACGAGCCCCACGGGCTGCGCGGATGACATCCCCGCTTCGCTGGAGTCGATCGACGGTGGCTCGGGCGCCACCGGAAACCTGGGGGCGCGAGGTCCGAGCAGCGACCTGAGCAGCTCCTCGTCGGGACCAATAGACGGCCTGTTCTTCGAGTTTGTCACGGTTGACTTCCTGTCGGTTGAACCACGGAATCGCGGGCGCCTTCTTGTCCGCCACCAGGAAGCCGTCGGGGATCACCCCGTTCAACGGGCTCTTGATGGCGCCGAGGAACGACGCGAAGGCCTCGGTGGTGAAGTCGTAGACTCCACCCTTCGGTGTAGTATAGCGGAAAACGGAAGAGCCGTTGACCAGAGCGTATTGGGTCCCGTAGGCGTAGGCCTTGTATTCGCCTTCCTTCGCCCAGACACCGGCGATCGGGTCCGGGCTGCCGAGGGCCTCGGCCAGCACCGCGTCCAGCGAACCGTGTGCCGCTTCCTGCCCCGAGTCCACAACCCAGGATTCCCAGTGGAACCGGCCGAGCGACCCGTCGTCGGCCCGGCCCAGCTGGGAGTAAATGGCCGGCACCTGCCGCGCGAGTTCCTGCTCGATGGCCTCGTAGGCCAGAATGCCGCGGACCCCGACCGTGATGCCGTTCAGTGCGGACCCGGGCACCGTGGTCATGACGCCGGCCGCGTTGCGCGCCTTGAACCCGTCGTAGAGGTTGTAGTCCCGGCGCTCAGTGCTGCCCGGCTCCGGCGGGAAATAGCCGCGGAACCGGCCGTCATCCCACAGCTGGCGCATCTGCACACGATCGATGACCATCACATCGGTGAAGCCAATGACCAGCAGGGTGAATGACACCACCTTGTTGTCGATCCCCGCGCCCTCGCCAATCTTCGCGAACTCGCGACGGATGAAGGGGCCCGAGTTGCTGGGATCACAGATCAGGTCGTGGATGTACTGCAGCCGCGTGCGCCCGTCGGCCATGCGCTGGGACATGCGCGAGAGGAAGAACCGGCCGAACCCGTTCAGGTTGTGCCGGGTGCTCGCTCCAGGGAGCCCGCTGCCTTCGGGAGCCACGGTGTCGGCCCACTTGAGGTAGGCTTCGAGGTCGAAGGTTCCGTTGGCCACCTGCTGCACAAATGGTGTGACGCCGGCCCAGGAGTCGAGGAACATCGCTTCCTGGGTGTAAGGCGATACCCCCTTCGACAGGAACGACCACAGGAAGATCCGCACCGTGGTCTCCAGCCGCGCCTGCCCACTGGTGTAGTAGGCCCGGAACTTCCGGGCGTTGGCGAACCCATGGTCCACGTCGGCTAGCTGGCCCGCGGTCAGTTTCTGCAGCTTGGGCGCCAAGAGCCCTTGCCGCAGGTCGCGAATGAGAGCGAACGGCGGGATAGGCACCTCGCGCGATGCATGCGCGTAGGCCAGCATGTTGGCCCACGCTTCCTCCGAGGCTAACGGGTCTGGGTGCTTGACCCGCACCGCGTCTACGCCCGCCAGCTGCTCCCCTGCGTTGTCGTTCGTGGTACCGGCCAGCACCAGGGGCGCGTGATCGAGCTTCGCCCGCGTCGGTGCCTTCACCCGCAGCTGCGGGCCCACGCCGAGCGTATTGCCGTCTGCCACATTGCGCGCCGCGGTGACGGTGCGCCCACCCACCTCCAGCGTCCGGCCTGTGGTGGCCAGCTGGTGGAGGGGGGCCTGCACCACCGGGCCACGTAGATGCCCGTAGCGGATCTCCCCCGTCGACAGGTGCACGAGCACCTCGGTCGGGTCCACATCCTCGGTGGCTTCCGGCGGGGTCTCTCTGCGCTCTTCCTCCGTCATGTAAGCACGCTTCGCCGTGTTGCGTGCTTCCACCTCGCCAAGGAGCCTCTTATATGCGTCGTCCGCCGACACCGGGGGCGGGCTCTGCCCATACCAACGCAGTCCGGTCAGTTCGGAAAGTGCCTTCACGGTCGCCACCGAGACCCCGAGAGCCTCCGGGTCTTTCTCATTCAGCTCCACCTGGGCCTGATGGATCTGCGCTTCTTCGGCCAGCAACGCGTCAATGTTGGTGGCAAGGCGGCCTTCCTGAGTGAGCTTGAGCATCAGCTGCGCAAGCCTGAAAGTCCGAACGGCCAGGGCCACCCCCTCGCGTGACTTCTTCGTGGCCCCGCGAAGTGTGTTCCTGAGGTCGAGCAGACGAACAAGACCAAGGTCGCGCACGGTCTTCTCGGTGCCACCGAGCGAGAACCCTTCGACTTCTTGGATCTGGTGCTGCACCTCGTGCAGCACGAGTTTCAGCTGCTCCTCGAACGGCAGGGCCAGGTTGACCCCAATCTCTGTCGCCTTGGATTTGGTACCGCGCCGCGAGTATCCACCAAAGCCGGCCTGAAGGTCACTGAACAGCCGGATCACGAGGCTCCGCAAGTGCGGGAAGGCGGCATACAGCCGATCGTGCTTCAGTATCGCACCCAGAGTGGTCGTGGCATTCTCTGGCTGAAAGGCCGCGCCCAGGCTTTCCTGGTCATCCTCAGTCAGCAACGGGGGCTGCCACACCGCGTCCTCGTCGCTGATCTCGAAGCGCCAGCGCCCGTCCTGCTTGCGGAACCAGCCAGTCTCCTTGCGCACGACCTCCGGGTCTTCGCCCGCTGCGAGCCTCCGCTGTGCGGCCTTCAGCTGCATTGCGTCTGCGGTCACCGCGGTGGCGCCGGCAAACTGTTGCAGGGGCTCGACCGTGGCCGCAGCCTCGTCCGCGGGCTTGGTCATGATCTCGACCCGGTAGGCCTCATCGAACTCCTTCGGGGACATGCCCGACATCGCGGCCATGGCCTCGACGTTGACCCGGTGCGCCAGCGCGTGCAACCGCGCAGATTCCTCGGAGTAGAACGGGTCCTTGCTGACCTCGTCGAAGAACCGATCCTCGACGGCCTGCAGCTCGGCGTCCCACTCGGTGTTGGCCGCCGCGGCCTCCTTGACCTTCTCCTTGGTGGTCTTGCGCATCTCGTCGACCTGCGCGAGGTGCTCGTCGGCCCGCTCCTCGGACCAGCCGAGCTCCCGCAGCCGGATCGCCGGGCGCAGGGCCAGATGCAGGTCGGACTCGGTGACCTTCTCGGCGTAGTCGCCGATGGGAATCACGATGTCGTCATCGGTGCCGCGCTTGGCCTCCAACTGCGCGTGCACCTCGGGAAGGACGCGGCGCAGCACTTCCTCTGTCGTGTGCGAGGCCTTCATGGCCTGTTCGAGCCGGTTGGCCGGGACGTAGACGTTCGACACCGGTTTGTCGTGCGTCGCGGCCACGATCTGGGCGAACGTGCCGTCCTTGCGCTTCGCGCTCTCGAACTTCTTCGCGTGCTCGGCGAGCTTGTCGATGTGCTTGCCGTCGGCCTTCGCCAGCGACGCGCGCTGCATGTCCGCCGCGTAGTGCAACGCCGGGGCCAGAGGCGCCAGGAAGGCCATCCCCTTGGCCGCCATCACGGCCTCGTTGAAGGCCTGCCGGAGGATCTCGTCGGCAGGGGTCTGCGTCTCCGGGTGCTCCGCCAAGGCCAGATTCTCGATGGACCGTGCCGTGATCTCTTGCGCGGCTTCCGTGATCGGCTCGACGGCCAGCGCGATCCCGGTCTCCCGCAAGAAGGTCCCCGAGGTGCGGGCCAACGACGGCCCAGGCAGCTTCGCCGCGCCCCGAGCCAGCGCCGTGCCCAGCTTGGTCGTCGCGCGAGCCAACGGCAGGCCGATGGCCACCTCACTCACCGCGTCCATCGCGGCGACCAGGGCAGCACTGCCGCCGGCCGAGACGACGGCCTGCTGCCGGGCCTCGTCTTCTGGCACCCCTGCATCGACCAGTTTGGTGAAGGTCGAATCGAACTCCATGCCAAATGTCACGGCCGCGGTGTTGGCGGCGTAGGTGGCAATGCCGGCGGTCAGGGCCGCGGTGCTGGATGACAGCGGGCCGCCCAGGGCCGCGGCACCGCCGGCCGCCACGCTTGCGCCCGTGGCCGCAAGGAAGGGCTTCCACATCTGGCCGACCACGTAGCCGAAGCTCTCCAGCCACCCTTGGTCGCGTGTGCCTTCGGCCACGAGTTCCTGCAGGTAGGCGATGCGGTCGCGCTCCTGCCCGGTCAGCTTGCGCCACGCCTGTGGGACGAGGGCCTTGCCCATCTCGTCGGCAGCGTCACCACCGCGGAACCCGCGCCGCCAGTCGCTGATGTCCTCGGCGTAGAGCTTGATATTGCCGAGGTCGTCGTGCATCCGGCGCACGAACTTCACGTCCTTCATCATCTCGGCCAGCCGTGGGTAGTGGCGGTCGAGTTGCATCCGCTGCAGTTCGTTCTCCTGGGCCAACTGGCGGACGATGTCCAGGTTGTTCGGGATCTGCTCCTCGGGCACCCCGAGCTGCTCGGCGATGCGCTTCGCCTCCGACGCCACGCTCGGCTGCGTCTGCACCGCTGACCGCCACACCGACAGCATGGTGCTGTCGCTGATGTCCTGCCGGTTGCGCTGCAGCTGCAGGTAGACCGCGTCGAGGTTGACAGGAGCAAGCAGCGGAATCTGGTTGGATGTCATGTCAGAACCCTGCCGCCCTGATCGTGGCCTCGGATAACATCGCTTGTACCCTCCGCCGCTTCTTCGCTTCTTGGGGTGAGATGATCCCGAAAGCCTCGTCGAGCGTCGTAGGGTCGAACCGGTAAGCCTGCTGGTAGTTACTGAACTTCTGCAGCACCGATTGCTTTGCCAGCCGAACAATGTCGTCTGATGTCCATGCGGCCCTGGCCTTTCTCCCGCGCTGGTCCGCCGCAAAGGCCTTAGCTATGGCGTTGAACTCAGAGCGCGAGCCCAAACGTGGATCGTATTCTGGGGCGGGGAAAACTAAAGATGCCTCCGCCTGGGTGCGCAGCCCCGTGAACCGCACAACCTCGTCCAGGTATGCACGGTGCATCTCGCGCAGCCGGGCCTGACGAATCGCCGCTAGGATCGCTTTGGTCTCCTGGCGGGCCGCCTTGACCTCTGCGTTGAAGTCATCAATCTGCTTCAGCGTAGCCGCCGCCTGGGCGCTAGCCCCAACGGGCGATGTCACTCCCTCCACCACGACGGTGACACGCCCCATGGGCTCACCGGTCACCGGGTCATAGCCCGCGGTGAAAGACTCCTTGGACGGGCCGAGAGCCGGTAATGCGGTGAAAGCCAGCGCGTCGTCCTGGCTCTTGTTTGCCATGTCGACGAGCTCCGCGACGCTCTTGTCCTGCAGGCCGGGGAAGTCCTGCTTCGTCAACGGGTCGATCATCACACGGTCGCCCCCCTCAGTCTTCAGGGACAGCATCCCGGTGCTCGGGTTGGCATAGTCCGCCGGGGTCAGCATGTAGGAGGGGAACCACTGCATGCCGAACGGCGTCGGCACGACCATCCCGTCCGCGTGCTCCCGAACGAACCCTTCGAGCATATCCCGCGTGACCACGTGGCCTTTCTTGGTCTCCTCGTTGGCCTTCGCCTCCAGCCACGCCGCCAGCTTCTCGTTGCGGAAGTTGAGATCATTCTGGTAGGCCTCGATGGCCTCAGCTTGGTCCCCGTAGGCCGAGGGCGCGATGTCCACCCCGAGACGGAGCACGTTCTCCGAGAGGTGCTTCACCTCGGCCTTCACCGTGGTCGTGCGCGCCTTGAGCTCGGCCTTGGCGGCTTCCGCTTGGCCCTTCTGCTTGGCCTCCCGGACCGAGCTCCAGACCCTCAACAGGTCTTCGACGCTGCTCGCCGGCATGTCGTAGCCGTAGGTCTCTCGGATCTCGGCGGGACTGTGGAACCGGGACGCCCAGGCCCCTGGGTCTGCATAGGCCTCGTCGAGGGCAGCCCAGCCGGTCTTGGTCGTGATCACGGTGCCACGCTGGGCATTGCGCGCCTCGAAGTCGAGGCTGCCCCCGGTGGTCTTCAGCGCGTAGTCGAACCCCGGGGGCAACGGTTTCCCGGGGTTGAGTGCCACCCAGTCGAGCGCGTCGTTGACCGCGGCAGTCCTCGCCTCCGCCCTCTCCGAGTCGTCGATGCGGTCTCGGGTGGCGACGTGCTCCTGAGCCCGCGCGCGCACGTGAGCCGGTGCCTTGTCCAGGGCCTCCAGCTGCTTGACCAAGTTGCCGGGGAAATCTGCGCGGGCCTTGTCGGCCGCGGCATAGGCGTCGGACTGCTCCCGGTGGCCCTGCAACAGCCCACTGACCTGGGCCTCTTGCTCCACGGTGAAGGCCTTCGCCGCCTTGCCCCGCTCGAACACCGCCTGCGCCTTGTCGAAATCCTTGGCTTCGATGGCCACACCAACGCGGCCCGCATAGAGCCGAGCCAATACCCCGCGGCGGTAGACCTCGGCCTCTTGGGGGCCGTAGCCGGTCGCCTGGATGAACGCTTCGCCCGCGTTCACGGCTTCCTGCCACATCGCCTCGTCGTCGTCATCGTCGCCCAGGCGGATCGCGTTCTCGATGGACGAGTCGACCGTCAGCCCTCGCTCAGTGATCGCGTTTTCATGGGCGGCCTTGGCGTAGGCCCCGTGCACGATCTCCAGCGCGCGGTCTCGCTCGCGACCCGCTCGCGCGTCGAACTCACGCCGCTGGTAGTCGTTTTCGAGCCCCTCGGCAAAGACCTGCCGCTGGTCGTCGATGGCCTTCACCGTGGCGTCGAATCCCGCGATGATGTCCTTCGCCGGCCGGTAGAGGAACCCGTCCGCCTTGCCCTTGAGCACCGAGCGGAGCCAGTCGCTGTAGCGCCGCCCGTGCTCGTCGACCTTCGCGTCGTCGATCTGCCCCTGGACCAGAGCCTGCACCCGGTGGCCGATGAGGCCGGCCTTCTGCAGTTGCTGGCCGGCTTCCCGCATCTGCCCGGGGAAGAAGTTGGTCGGGGGCGTGATCTTTGGGGCGCTGAACGCGGACATCGGTCACCTCTTGGGAGCGAACCATTCGGCGCCGATCGACGTGGCCGACCCGAGCAACGACGTGGCCGCGGACATCCACGGCTTGATCGTGCCGGCCGAGGCCCGAGCGTTCCGGGCCGAGGCCAGGGCGGCGCTGGCCCGGTTGCGATGCTCCACCGCGGCGAAGATCCCCTGAGCAGCTGCCCGTGTGGCGGCCTGCCGGGTCTCCAGCTGGTCGATCTCGGCCAGCAGCCTCTCGGAGGCCCGGACCTCCGCGGCGCTGGCTGACGAGGCGCTGGCGCCTCCCGCAGCGGTCGCCACAACCCGGGCCGACGCGGCGGCACCGGCGCGAATCATCAGCCGGCCGAGCTCCCGCCGGCCGGCGGTGCGGGCGGCATACGCCTCCCCCTCGGCCATGCGGGCGTTGAGGAAGGACATCTCGGCGCCGAGCTGCTCCTGGTCGGCCTGCAGCTTGAGCCCGGCCTTGGCCGCGACGGCCTCGTAATAGGCCCCGGTGGCGTCGATCACGGCGCCGGCGGCCGACATCAACAGGAAGGGATCAACCACCGATGGACACCTCCAGAACGAGGCCGACAATCACCAGGGGCAGGGGGACGACGTGCTGGATCACGATTTGGCCCCCGACCGCCCAGTCGGGCGGCAGCGGGCCAACGCTCACCATACCCGAGGACCGCTCCGTACCGCTAGCCTCGTAGTCCGACATCGTGGTGTCACCGGGCGGGCCAACCAGGAACGGCGGCGAATCGATCACCCGCAGCCATGCGGCGTCCACGTTGATCGTCTGCCCGAGCGCGCCGGCCCCGGCGTCGGCAGCCACCAAGGGCATCGGCTTGAGCGTCGACTCGTAGGGCAAGCCAACAACCACCGAGGCCGAGGGCGTTGTGCTGACCGTCACCTCACCGCCGACCACGACGTGCCCCACCTCCACGGTCTCGGCGTCGATCAGCGCCGTAACCGTCTGGCCTTCCAGATGGTCGAGCCCGGTCACCGTGGCGGTCGAACCCACCACCGCGCCGTCAAGGTAGACCAGCTCGGCCGCACTGGTGGATTGCTCCCCCAGGCGCTCGATGGTGCGCGTGCCGTCGCGGTTCATCACCACGTAGAGCCGGTCGTCATTACCCTCGGCCACGGCGGCCACCGATTCCACGCGGCCCACCGCGTCAACCACTCGCGACCACGCCACGGTGTTGTGCGCAGGGTTGAAGCTGAGCACGAGGAGGGCGCCACTCGACGACACCCACCACACGAACGTGCGCGGCGCTTGGGTGATCGCCACGTCCACGATCGTGTGGCCCTCGAACATGTGGGACGCCCGGAGGGTCAAGTCCTCCGGCACGAAGCCGTCGGCGTCCGCGCGATAGCGGAACGCCCGCACCCGGCCGCCACGGGCCTCGGCGAAGATCACGGCCGAATCCATCACGACGGGCCGCACCGGGGAGGCCCCCACGTAGCTCTGCGGGTGAATCGTCTTGGTGTCGGGGGCCAGAGGCCCACCGCCCTCGGGCAGGACCACGTATTCCGCCGACGAGGTCAACAGCAGCAGCCGGTCGAGCGGCACAATGTGCTCGATGGGGGACGCCTTGCGCGAGGCCACCCTCAACGCCACCCGGTCGTCCGCCTTCACCGGCAGGCTGTAGCGGAGATCCGACTCGGTGTTGGACCGGGTGGCCCAGAACGCGTGCGGATACTTCGTCGTGGACCCGAACACCCGGCGGCCCTCGAAGTAGCACACGGCGCCGGGGAAGTCCCCGGTCAGCATCTGGATTGGCCCGCCGACCACGAGCACCATCGCGCTGCCGCCCCGCGTCGCCGCCACTTGCGTCGTCCGCGCGGTGACGTTCACCGCGAAGTAGACCGTCTCCGCGACCAATGCCGAGCCGCTCGGGATCGAGCGGAAGCGCATCGGCGAGCCTTCAACCATGCCGTGGTCCTCGGTGAACACGATGGTGTCCGCGAGGTCACACGTGCCGGCCAACGCTCGTTCCGTGAGCGACGTATCCTCGATCGGGGGCGTGATCGACAGGTCCACGTCCAGGTCGTAATCCTCGAACACCAACGTGGCGCCTGCCTCGGCCTTGCCCAGGTAGCCGTAGGCCCCCGACTGCTTCCGGTAGACGTGGTAGCGCACCGCGTTCGCCACCGCGCTCCACGTGATGATGTTCTTCGCACCGCTGACGAAAAGCACATTGTCGGTGACCGTGACCGGAGCAGAAGCCACCGATTCGATTCCATCGGACGACACCGCGGTGACGACGTAGGTGTGATCCGCTTCCTCGCCAACCGGGGCGTAGCGCACCGTGCCGTAGGGCCCCGCGCCCCAGGTCAGGTCCCCCGTCGCCGTGATCCACGCGCCCGTGTCCACGTCGAGCAGGCCGAAATCGTTGTCGCGCCCCGGCGCCCCAGAATCGCGAAGGGTCTCGCCGACGCGGAAGTATCCCTCGGAAAGCCCCACCGAGGCGAGGCTCCCCCCGGTGTTGTCCTTGACGTAGACCGTGTCCCCCTCTGCGAGGTTGTGGGGGGCCTGGGTGTTCAGTTTCGCCACCGTGCCCAGTGACGTGCCGTCGGGCGCCTGCCGCTTGAGCCCGTTGAGCTGCATGACGAGCCCGTAGTCCGGGGTGGCCGTGACAACACTTGGCGGCGGCAGGGGCGCCGTGAACTCAATCTGGGTCAGGCCGAGAGCTGAGTTGCCATAGCGGCGCAGTTCCTGGGGTGGGTGGTTCTTGTGCACCAGGGTGATCACGTCCGCGGACTGCACGTAGCCAATCTCGAACAGCTCGGCTGCGGTATACCGGGTCGGCAACTCGAACGGGCCCGAGGCCGCCATCGGGGTCCAGTATTCCGTCCAATCGGTCCCTGACCCGGGCTCGTCGAGGCCGGTCTCATCAACCCTGTGGTTCTGCAGGCAGTAGTAATCGACACCCGAACGGGAGACCATGTCACCCACGACGTGCACCCGCACCAGCCACGCGCCCAACGTGGTTGTCGACCAGGAAATCGCGCTGCCCCCGGGGTAGTAGGCGAGGGTCACCTCGTAACGCGTGCTCGTGCCGTTGAGCTCGCACGATTCCACGTAGTAGGTGGTATCCGCCACCAGCGGGCCCGGAAGCGTACCCGACGCATAGACGAGCTGCACCGGGTCACCGACGCGGAACACCGGGGCGAGCGAGTAGTCGATCTCCAAGAACCCGGCCCCTACGGCCAGCACCGAGAAGCCCTCGACCCAGGGCGTTGGCGTCGGCAGGTCCGCGACCTGCAGCTGCTCGCCGGCCACGATGAACCGGAGGAAGCCCGGCCCCAGTTCCACCACCATGGTGTCGTCGCGGGCCTTCTCGAACGGGATCAGCCGCGAAGCGCCACCGGCCATGGCAATGAACTCGAACCCCGGCCGCAGCCGAGCCGCCCCCTGCACCGAGGGCAGGAAGTTCGTCATCGTCTCGGCGCCCGCGTGGTAGACCGGGTCGTCCACCCGGGCAAACATGTCCGGCGCGAGTTCGCCGCCGGCAAACGAACGTTGAAGCATCCGGGTCGTCATCAGTTCCTCGCAGCGATCCAGCTGGCATCGACTTCTGGCATCATGTCGCCAGCCTGCTGGCCGTCGCCGTCCTTCGCGGACCCCAGCTCGAACTCAGCCATCTGCAGGCACCATTGCGACATCTTCACTCCCGCCTCGCCCTTGACGATGACGCCGGCAAGATCCGCGGCGAGCACCCAGGACAAGGCCCCCCGGAACGTGGCGGGGAACTGGCACGTGTCCGCGGTGGTCACGGTGTAGCGCGCGACTGCGTCCTCTTGATTCGTGTAGACCACCGGGTAACCGTCATCGTCCAGCTCCACGGTGAAGTCGTCCGTCACCCTGGCGCGGGACAGCGCATGATCGGCGCCCGACTCTGGGGGCAGAACGGCAAACACCCGAGCGCAGTTGTCCGGCTTCCCGTAGGCATAGGCGTAGACGCTGCTGTTACGATCCTCGATCGGGGCCAAGGCCTCCCGCTTCGACGCGAACGACCAACAGCTCCGCGCCAACAGCTTGTCCCGCGCCTGCGGGTAGAACCGCCGGCAATGCTGCGCATTGACCGAGCTATCGGTCGACAGGTCCACCAGTTTCGCAGCTTGCCCAATATGGGCGAGAGCCACATTGCACATTTCGACGATCCGCGAGTCGGACCAATCGACATGAGCCGCCAACGCGTCACCGATCAGCTGCTCGGCCGCCGCGGCAGCCAGCTTGGCGTTCTGAACCTCCCCGGCCCCCGAGAAGTGCTGCGGGTCTCCGCTTGCTTTCTCCGAGTCCTCCGTCGAGAAGGTCGCCCCGAACTTGATCTTCGCGGTGTAATCGCTGATCGCGGCGTTGACCTCCCCATCCTCGTCGTTACCGGAGGATTCCCAGGGCGTCGATGGAAGCCCCGCGTGCACCACAGGGAGCTCGTCGGCAGCGGAATAGGGGCTGAGCCCGGCGTCGAACACCAACTCGCGAAGCCGATTCACGAAAGCCGGGAGCAGGTGCTTGTAGCTCGCCCGGCCGATGTCACTCATGGCTTCGGTTTCCCCCTGGAACCCGAAGATGGCGAGCACCTTGAGGGGCTTCGTGTTGCCGTCGACCGCGTTGGCTGCCGCCGCGTTCTCGATCAGAGTCTGCAACCGCGCGAACAGCCCATTGGTGGACCCGGGGTTGAAGTCGAGCCTCGTGCCGGGGGACAGCCAGCCAATCTGGTAGTAGGGCCAGAAGTAGTCACCGGTGGGCAGAATGCCCGCCCCAGGCATACCCAGGGGGATCACGTTGATGCGCTTGCCCAGCTTGCTGCTGAGCAGCCACGCCGTGGGCAGCATGGCGCCCAGCCCCGTGGACCCCCAGGCCCGGTTGAGCCGGCCCCGGGGGCGGCACCGGGTGCCCACGTAGGCGGCCGTCGATTGCTGATTGCTCGGGTAAAGGAAGCCCTCGTGCGGGGAGAACGCGGCCGGGTTGTCGTCGTAGTGCCCGACCCAAGCTGTCCACGCCGTGACGCCCACCCAGCCAGCCGAGTAGGCTACACCGCTCCAGCCGTCCACGGTCAACGTGATGGTGTCCGTCGTGTTGTCCGCAATCCTGGCCCAGCTATACCCCAGCGCGTGGTAGACGATCAGGTAGCCGCCGGCCAACACCCCGGCAGTCATCGGGGCGCCCGCAACGACTATGGCCGAGCTTGACGCCGTGGCCGCGCCATTGGCTTCGCTATAGCCCCATCCGTTGATCCCCTCACAGAACGTGAAGTTCAGGAACATGGCTGCTTTCTCGGCCGAGTCGACCGTGAAGGCCACGCCGGGCAACCCATACGGAAGCGGCGGATACTCACCCGAGTCCTCGAACTCGGTTGGCGACCACGGGGGAAGAAACGGCGTCATCACACGCACGGTGGGGTAGCGCCGGTGACGCCCATCCTCGAACACGAGGTAAGCGTCTTTCGTGCCGATGGACGTAGGCACCTTCTCCCAGCGCACGTAGACGGCGTTCCCGGCGTTTGCCTCCACCTTGGCGTAACCAACCCCCGGGCTATCGGGGCGCCCGATACGAAGCATGGCCCCAATCCACGCGCCATCGGCCAGCGTCTCACTCAGGAGATACCCCTGGTAGACCCCGACTGCCGGCGTTCCCGTAATCGCCACCGTGACATCCATCCCAGCGGCCCGGAGCTCCAGCTCGGGAAGCTCCGCGAATCCGTCGACCATCGTCCCCTGGGGCGTGGCATTGCTCTGCCCCCACCAGATGATCGCGTATTCGTAATCGTCTGGCAGGTTGGCGGCGAATCGGTGCATGGTGGTTTCTCCGGTTGTGCAACCGGCCACCCCGACACCTGTCGGAGCGGCCGGTCAGCTGTGGCCTACTCGGCCGCTCAGCACGAGCCGTTCGGGTAGCTGTGGATGTCCGACACGTCGGGAGTGAAGTAGGCACTCACCTTGCCCCCGGTGACCGCGCCGGAAATTGCAAAGAGCATCAGGCCGAGGTAACGCATCGGCACGGCGGCGGCGGCCGTCGGTGCGGTTGACCGGGGCGGGATCGGAATCACGACACGATCCCCCGCGGCCAAGTTGTTGAGGAAGCACGTGGTGGGGGCCAAGCCGCTCGCAATGAGAGGTGAGGAAGCCACCACGATGCCGGTGTTGTAGACGAGGTCCGTCGTCTGCACCGCGGCCACGAGGTTGAAAGTGGCGACCGCGGTCCCCGTCATGGTCGTCTCGCAGACGACCACGACGCCGGGCGTTCGCCCGCCCAGCTGGCCGGCAAAGAAGGGCCCGGCGGCGCCCATGTCGATGTAGCCGAGGTCCTGGTTGTCCGGGCCCACGGCGATCGACAGCGAGACGCTGCGAGCCAGTGCGCTCATGTGGTCGAGGATCACGACAGCATCTCCTCGGCAGCGACTGCCGGGTCAAAGGGGGGACTTGGCTCGTCGAGGTCGGCGAGCACCTTGGCTTCTTGGAAGGACGCGTTCTTCGGCTGCCCGGTCGGCATCGCCTTCATGACATCGACGAACGAGGTCCGCCGACGTTTGGATTGCCCGGCCAGCTTGAACGCGGCGGGCGTGTCGAGGGTCTCGGCCCACGGCGGAACGTCGTCCCCCACGCGGAGGACAAGCGTGTCGCCGGGCCAGAACCGCTGCCCGCGGTACCATCCGCGGGCCTTGGCGCTGCACACGATCAGCTTGGCCATGGGTCACCTCACCCGTTGTTCGCAGGGAGGTTGTAGTAGGCGTCCGGGTGCGGCGTCAGGAACGCGTTGATGGCGCCGGCGATCGTGGTCTGCGTGCTGACCAGCACCTGGACCCCGAGGTAGCGCCCGTAGTCCTCCAGGGGCAGCCGCAGCTTCTTGAGCACCACACCGGCCAACAGGCCCGCCGGCGGCGTGGTCGCGGTCACGATGGACGGACCCGTCCAGTGCGTGTAATCCGGGGCCGCCACGTCCGGGGTGGCGTTGGCGTCGCTGACCAGCCGGAACTGGATCGCGCCGGCGCCCGCGGCGTCGATGTCCGTGCTGATGGCCAGCACGAAGAAGAGGTCACCACCAACGCCGAGGTCCACGGCCGTGATGCCGGAGGCCTGTCGGTCGATGACGTAGCCCACGTTCTGCCACGCCGCGCCCGCGGTCAAGGCCACCGAGGTGCCGTCACAGAACTCGTTTCTCTCGTCCATGATCATGGGAATGCTCCTCGCCTACGGGGTGGAGGTGATGGCCGTCTCACCGCCGGCCGCCAGAGCGTCGCAGCGGATGATCGGGACACCGTTGCAGTGGAGGACCCTGGGCCCGCCCCCGAGCTGGTCCATGGTCAGGGTCGACGAGGCGACGAGGTGCTTCGCCTGCCGGCGCAGCATCGTGATCGTCGTCTTGTCCGCGTAGAACCGGAGCTTGACGCCCTCGGGGTTGTGGATGCTGTCGAGCATCTGCAGCAGGTAGTCGTGCAAGTCGTCGCCCGTGGAGAGGTCCGCCGCCAGGGTGTTGGCCGCGAACTGGTAGCGCGCGACCCGGCGCCAGTCCTTCAGGCCGAACCCGACATCCCACTTGTAGTGGGTGCGATAGGCTTGGAAGCGTCCGCCCTGGTGCGCGCCCGACCCGACGTATTCGTCGGCGTTCTCGACCGTGACCTCGCCGAGGAAGTCGGCCGACAACCCGGCCTTCGACCCCTTCGGGTAGAACAGGAACGCACCGTCCGCGCCCCAGCCGACCAAGAGGATCGACTTGCGACTGCTCACGCTGGTCATGTCGCCAATGAAGATGTTCTCGCCGTTCGCCGCGGTCTGATCGTTGAAGCGCGGGAACAACCCGGTGAAGGCCTCGGGCTCCGACGACTCGTTGCCGTGGATGATCGTCGACTCGACCTCCACTGCCATCGCTTCGAGGTGCGGCCGGTTCTCCGAGAGCAGGAACTCCTTCGTGTTGCCGTTGAGCTTCGCCAAGTCCTTGTCGACCTCGGCGTAAGCCTCCAGCATGCCGCACGTGTCGGTGACCTGCGCGGTCGTACTCTTGGTCGGCTGCACGCCGCCATAGAGCTTGCGCCACGTCGGCGCCGGAAGGCCGGTCCTGATGGTGACGAGGTTGCCGGTCGCCATGTTGCCCTCCAGAACGACAGCGTCCTGGACCATCGGCTTCATGGTGTCGAGCACCTCGGCGACCGCAGCGATGCTGCCGTCGGGGTCGAGCCGCTTCGTCACGTCGAGAAGCGTCGGGTGGGTAACTGCAAGGGTCGTCATGACTTACTCCGAGTGAGTAGGATTGTGGGTTGCGAAGATCCGCTGTGCGATCGACTTTTCGACCGCGGGCGGCGGGGTGCCAGTGACGATCGTGTCCTGGCTGAGCCGACGGCCAACCTCCAGGGCCCAGCGAAACACCGCGGGGTGGGAGCCGAGGCCGGTGAGATCGAGCAGCTCTTTCAGCTCTGGCGGACCCAGCGCGAGAGCCTTCTGCGCGGTCGCGAGGTTCTCGTCGAACTTCGCACCGCCGATCTGGGGGTCAGCCTTCAGCTGGCTCTCCCAGTAGGCTCTCGCCTCGATAGCGCGCTGCTGAGCACCGCGCTGGTCCTGCGACTGCAGCACAGGCGCCATCTCGTTGAGCATGGCCTGTGCGACCTCTTGCGTGAGGCCCTTCTCCTTCGCGAGCTTCGCGAAGGCGCCGATGGTTTCTCCATCGAAGGTCTGCCCCTCGGGCGGCTTCAGCTGGAAGTCCGCGGGGGGCGCGACAGGGGCCGGCGGCGCCGGAGGCGTGGGATCGGCCGGCGGCTGCACCGGTGGGGTCACCGGGGCGGGCGACGGCGGGGAAGCCGGGCTCGGGTTTTGGTTCGCGGGCTCACTCGGCGGCATTGCGTTCTCTCTGCATCTGAAGGAACTCGTTCGGACAGTGGGCAATCACCTCTGCAAAGAGGTTTCGCCCGAACTGCTGAAACCCCAGGGCCCGTTGCACTTCGAGCGCGTTGAAGCTGAAGCTCGGGTCCGTCAAGGCCTGCGAGTCGTCGAGCAGCCTGCGCACGATGCGCCTGCCGCGCGGCCCAGACATGAGCCACTGCAGGTCGAGCACGCGAAGAGCCTGCTCGGTCTCTTCCAACGTGTCCAGCATCTGCTCGAAGACTGACATGCCGAAGACGATAACTCCTGCTTCCGCCCGTTATGGGTATCGGCTAGAGGAGCACCTTGGCAACCACCTCGGCGCCGAGGCGCACCACGTAGGACCGCACCGCCTGCCCCAGCAGCGCGCGCTGGGCCACCGAGAGGTTCTGCACCTGGGCCTGCGCGTCGAGCAGGCGGCCGGTCACGTCTTCCCCGGTGAGGGCGCGCGCGGTGATGTCCACGAGGTTCTCGCTGACGCGCTTCGCCAACGCGACCAAACCCGGGTCCCGCAGCGTCTCGACGAGGTCCTCGAACACCGACTGGATCGAGGGAAGGCTCATCGCAGGCCCTCCTGGGTTTCGATCCGTTTGATCCACGTGTCGAGGGTCAGCAGCCGGCTGTCGCGGTCGGCGGGTGACAGCGTCGCGTCGTTCATGACGTAAGCTGCGTAGCGCGGGGCGACGGCGTTGTAGGTGGTTCGGTCGGCCACGACGTAGCCGTTGTCCATGGAACACGCGGAGAGCAGAACGAAGCACAAGAGGATGAGGAAGGGTTTCATTTCTTGGTTGCCGGAAGCGGAGTTGCGCCGCCCATCGCGAGGCCGATGCCCGCGCCGAGCAGCATGTCGTTCGGGATGAGCGCGCCGACGATCGC